CTTGCGCGGCGAGTGCGACGAACATACCAACACCACCAGTGAGCGCACCCACCGCCAGTGGGCCAGCCATACCATACAAGCCTTCACCAACTTCGTATAGATACCCTTCAAACCCCTCTGCGTCGATCTGGTTTTTAGGGTCGTTCAGCATTAAGTTGCCGCCTTCCTGCAACAGCTTGCCAGTCTCTTGCAATGAAGCGCGAACATCACCATCGATAACCATATCCGCAGCATCGACACCTAGTCCTACGATGTCACCACCAATTTTTTTGGTAACGTCACCAACAAGATCAAGCGCACCTTGTACTGACCAAACTGGATAGTGGGTTTCGTCACCCATCAGTGACCAGTCGTACTCACCAGTACCAGCGTCTGCAGCGGCCATCGCCAAGCCGCCAACTGCCTGTGCGTTTCTGATATTGCCTTTATCAACCAAAGTACCAATATTTTCAGAAGTGGTCTTCTCAGGGATACCTGATGTTACGGACTCATCCCTAGCTAATAAAGGTGGTGGTTTAGGGGCATCCAGCTGAAAACCCGGGGGAAGCGCACCCGCAGTTTGTTCCTCGCTCTCATCGAGTACGAAACCGGCTGGAAGTTGAGCCGCCATTACATGGGAATCCAGTTAGTACCATCCCACTCTACTACTTCCCCCGTGGTCGGGTTGGTCGCTGTTGCTCCGATTGCAGGACCAGCAGTCGATGGGGTAGCAGCTGGGGTGCCCGGGGCTGGTATCGCTGAAGCTGGTGATACAACTTCTGGTCCATCCTTTGGTTCATATTGCTGTTCAAGGCTAGTCCACATATCAGTGATAAGTTTGTATCGCTCTTGCTCACGCTGGTAAGCTTTTTCAACAGTTGGGTTGATTGTGTATGGCTTACCCTTACTCTTAGCAAACTCTGCGCGTTTGTTTTCTGAAGCCATAGCTTCATCTGCAGCCTCCATACTCTTAGCAGCAGTGTTCATCCTCTGCAACAAATCGTTACGCTTGGCAAAATAGGTCTTGCCAGCTGCCTTAGTACCACCACCTGCGTAGTATGCGGCTTTAGCTTCAAGCTCCTTAATTTCAGCGTCGATTTTTTGCCGCTTCAGATTACGGCTAGCACCATCACCAATATAGGCAATCTGCTCGAGTTTCAGCTTAGCAGCGTCGATTTCCATATCCGCTTTTGTTTTCTCAATAGAAGACTCAGCCTTGTTAATATCCGCTTCAGTCATATCGTCAGCACGCTTTGAAGCTTTAACCAGTTCCTCCATGTTGCTTACGATTTGCGCCATCTTCTGACGAGATTCCTCGTTCTGTACGCCAGACCTGACCGCGTCAATAGCCGCTTGGCCTTCCTGCATCTTCAACCGGCGCTCACCAAGGGTCATATCGTTACTGACTTGTGTTGATAGGCGACCTTCAGTGATATCAAAACGGGTACGATCTTCTGCGACTGCGACTGCGTCGAGTTCCGCTTGACGAACAGCGTCAGCGTATGCGACAGGGTCCTCAGATATCCTGACGATGTCAGCCATATCTTGTGGGCCAATAGGCTTACTTTCTACGAGTTGCCCAGTATCCTCGTTGTAGATATTTGCAACGAGTTTCCCGCCAACTTCTTCAATCTCCGCACGGTTACCATCAGGGAAGCTAGTGTACGCTTCCTGTAGGGCATCCTTAGCGGTCCTGAGGTCACCCGCCCTCATAGCTGCCATAGCAGTAGCTGCGTTCTCACGCAACGAACCCTGCTTTGTGGTGGATATGTGAGCGTTAGCATCTGCAAGTGCTTTGGGTCCCATAGCCCCGGCTTTTTTTCGAATACCTTCTTCCCAAGACTTCCAATCTTTACTGGTAGTGGTTTTCTTCCGCTTGCCCATTTGCTGCACCGCAGCCTCAGATTCAGGAATAGCAGTTACTTGGTGGGGGTTTGCTATTACCGGCTCATCAGCAAAGTCAGCAGTCTGGTCTGCGAGCATGTTGCTTTGCTCTGAAGCAACCATTTGTGTTGTCTGCTCAGCTTCAGGAATAGCTGCCATCATAGAACCAAGTTCTTCTTGGTCTCGAATGCCTTTTTGCTCTTGCCCGAATCTGTACCCTGCAATGCCCTGATTGACAGCATTAGTGAGCCCTAAATCTTGGACTCTCAGTGCATCAGCACTTACCCATTTAGCCATTTCAATTTGCTCCTACTGCATTAGGTGGCGGCGGGTATTTATCCGCTGGCCACTTAGTTTCTGGTCCTGCATAAGCGTGAGCACTCGGGTCTCTGGTCATTTGGTAGCCAGCCCTGATATCTGGATTAGTTGGTATGGCTGAGACCTCACCACCAGCTGCGAAACTTGGACCATCATATACGGGTGTAGGAATATACCGCGCGTTAGGGCGAGCCCTCATCGCTGGTGCTGGTGCTGGTGCTGTCACGACTGGTGTTACAACCGGCTCCGCTTCTACTTGGTTAGCACGAAGCTTGTCAAGACCGCTGGCGATACTTGCCGCTCCTTTAAGCATACCTGAACGCTTAGCAGGTTGCTCAATATCTACCCAACCGCCTTGAGCAAAACCCATTACTTCGCCACCTTTATACATGCCCATATCTGGTGCTACGGCCTCAGGAGGTGGTATACCTAAAGCTTCGTCGGTAACCTGTGCAGTTTGCTCACGCTCAGCAAGTTCTTGCTGCACTTTCACGATCATCTTGTCGAAAAACTCTGTTCCTTTGCGCTTAACAACATCAGCTGGAATCACGAATTCACCGTCAGATAGCTTGGCATCAATAGCGTCATCAGTCGGACCACCCGGGCCTTCAATCTCGCCACCTTCAGCCATAAATGGAATAGCTGCGGCACCGATCATTGCGGCAGAACCCAACATATCACCACCCGCTTGGTTTTTGTTAGACTGATTCGCTGCTGAAGTCTCAGCTTTGGAGCCTATGGCGCTGCCCCACGCATCTAACGCGGCGTTACCTTGCCCATACATATCGCCAGCGTCTTGCCCATACGTGGGGATAGCACTAGCTCCAGCTGCAAAGTTACTTTTCCCCATCGCATCAAGACCGCGACCTTGATCTATGGTCCCTTGCTCAAGCGCCATGCCTGTCTGCTCTACACTTCGGCGTGCATCAGTGGCAGCACCAGCTTTAGCTTTTGCTTCCTCCATGCGAACACCTACATCAAGGGCTGCATTCCTTGTCTGAGAGGGGTCAACGCCATACGACTCTAACCGGCGAAGGGCACTCTGGCGTGCAGCTTCGGATTGTGCGGCAACTTCCGTCTGTGCGGCGGCGGCTTCGGAAGTCCGTCTTTCCGCTGTGTCAAAATTCTTAACCTTATCAAGATACTGTTCCTCAATGGGTTGGTAAAGTTCCTCGTACCTAGCTCGATCCTCACCAGCGCGGCGTATTGAGTCCTCCGAGTAACCCAGCATTGAGTCATCAATACCAGAAAGCCGGTCCCTGTTTTGCCGCCATTGTTCTTGGTCATATTGTTGACGCTCATCGGCCATCCCATACTGCGATTCAAGCTGGGCCTTCGAGATTTCACCAATCTCGTCAAAGCCTTTTAGTGCATCGCTAGTGCCCGAAGGTGTGGATTTCTTTCCCATTACGCTGCCTCTTTGTACAGTTTTCCCATGCGAAGCCACTTACATTCGGCCCGATACATGGTAAATATTATCAAATCCCCGTCATCAGCACCGCCTTTTATTCGACACTGCTCGGTAAACCCCGCCTGTAAATTCATTTTCACAGCTACAGGATTGCCTGTAGATACCCTTGATGTCACGATCTCACGACCATGTACAATAAAAGGGAAGTGGAAGCATTTGAACAGAAACTCCTTAGTCAGCCAGTAGCTGCCCGGGACCCCGGCGCTGTGCATTTCCACCATATTCTTGGACCATCCGTCATACCCAATGGCCCCAATTAAATCTTGTTTCTTTTCATCGAACTGCCCAATACAAATGAACTCTGCCGTAGGGATGTACCCTATTTGATCGCAGAGCCAGTGCTTGATAACACCTTGGGGTTCGACAATAAGCATTAGGGGATTCCCGCCATGCGTAACCGCCTTTCAAGATCAGCAACTCGCTGCTCTAGTGTTCTTCCTGAGACATCAACAACACCGATATTGATTAGGTCCTGTACGGTGCTATAACTATCCAGTATGTCTCCCTTCTCCCTACCCTGCACGCGTGATCGTTCACTTAACGCAAGCACTGAGGAATTGATAGACTCGACCGAAGACTCTGGCTGGGGTATCCCCGGCCACCTCCGCTTACCAAATATACCTCTTAGAATAGGTACACTAGACATCAGCTAATCCTTTGCCTGTTTCGGCAACTGTTATTGAATAAATTCTACGCCGACCCCTTACTTCAAAGGTCCAGATATCGTTCTTAAACCCAGCAGGTAGCTTAATCATTTTCTTATCTCTGACCTGTTGTGAATACACGATCCTATCATCGGCCCAGACTGTGAAAGTTACATCAGCATTTCTCTTGAATATCTGCGCGAGATCGATCAATGGTGACCCGCCTATAGCAAGCCTGTTCTGCGGCACCAAATCGAAAGGTGCTGGCAAATCCTGCACGTAGGAACTACCCATTGCACTTGACCCAATGGGGTTGAGTCTAGTCTTTATGCGCTCAGTATTATATTCGCGAGCCGCTATTGTCACGCCCTCAATATCTTTTATCACATCAGCTATGGAGCACATATCAATAACTGCGGCACCCAAGTTACAAGGCTTCTGAAAATAAAATTCTTTGGACTTCCATTGGTAGGCCACTCGGTCACGATTTGAATCATCCCAAAGATATATCGCCCCTGATCGAATGACATATACCTCACCAGTGCGTTCATCAGTCTGAATCATGTCCACGCGATTGAATGAATCAAACTCGATAAATGATTCCTGCTCGTCACCCGGGTTGATCGAAATGCCTTTGTTTTCCGTATAGAAGCCCAGCCATTGATCTTCATACTGCGCTGCTTTTAACGTGCCGGGGCTATAAAGATTTAGCCATTCGTCTTTCGTGATGATGTCCTGAGTCGCCGGTATAACACCTTTCTCGTTGAGCAGAGATAAACCATTTTGGCTGGCGTAAAGCACTCCATATGAAAGTGATACGATAGACAATGGTGATAGTCCCGGCTCAGCACTATTGTGCTTTGTGAGTGTCGTACTTTCCGGATTAGTGCCTGTTGCAAAATATGGATGACCCGCAGTTACAATACCCGCTGACTGACCAAACACACCAGCGCCGATAACATCATACTGAGTACTCAAATCGTAAGCTGCTGGCCACGCATGGGGGCGGTAAGTTTCACTGAAATGAATGTTTCTACCTTCCCACGCCAGAAAGAAACCATTGGGCATGACGACAGCGTTATCGAGGCCCAAAGGTGGTGGAGCCCAATCTGTGGACTCCAGTATGCTGCTACGGGCGATTTCATCTGAAGGTGCTGAGTCCACGTAAAAGGCACTATCTATCGGTATTTGCGCGACAAAAAAGAACTCTGCCGTTGTGAACCCTGCTACTGTCCGATAAATATTTTTGTATAGGATCGGTTGCTCATCCGGATTTGGCACTGAGGTGTCCATGTTAGCCAGAGTCCATGCACCATCTTCTTTGCCTATGGCAGAAACAGGTATTGAAGGCTGACCTTCTTCTTGGAATTCAGACACCAGCGTATAGACGTAGAACCGTTCCTCGTCCAGTGCCGTACCACCAGCAGCACTGAGCGTGCCGGGAAGCACTGGCGAAGGTACGCCAAGCCAGTAATAAGGCTCACCATTGCGTAGCCGCTCCAGCGTGTTGTATTGCGGCCTACCATCGCCAAACTTATAGTAACGATCATACACATCGTTCAGTAGTGGCCCCGGATACAGGTTGACCAAAGGGCTAGTAAAGCCTACCCAAAGCTCTTGCTGGGCAGACTGTGGGTCCGGTAAGCGGTAGGCTTTTTGGATGAATGGGTCGTTGAAGTTGTACAGCAATCCCCAATCACGCATACCTTCAATTGAGCCTGATGTGAGCCGAATGTTTCGTGCAATCTGACCTTGGGAGTTACCTATTAAGCGATCACTGCGCTTGGGTATTTGTCCCTTGAAATCTTCGATTCTAACGCGTGCGCCTGTCATTTCTTACCCACCAATCCTGATAGTAACCCAGCTATACCGTGTGGTGCTGTTCGGCCCGTAGCAGCATCGAGTTTCTGCCGCTGCTCGACTACAAGCTTACCAAAATAGGAATTGATCCAGCCCACAAAGGGAAGGACTATCGCTGCTACAAACGGCCAGCCTGTCTGAATCTTCTCCACCATATCAGCGTTCTCTGTGATGACAGCGTAAGCCCACGTGGCTACGATGATCAGGGATATGGCAGCGACGACTTGAAAGCCTTGGTAGGCAATCTTCGGGCGGGTTGACTGTGGGTTGACTGCGTCCTGAACCAGCATTGTTCGTAAGGTCTCACCACTCTGGTTTATCTGCGCCAGCTGCACATCGAATTTCTTCTCCATGACCGCTGCCCTCTGCTCGGGAGGCAGTGCGCTTATAGCGTCTTGGGCCTGTTGGCCTGTAGCGTCTGCTGGCAGCTGCTTATCTTCAGGCAACAAGGCGTTGATCCCTGCAAGGAGGATAGCGCCACCCGGGACCGAATTACTGATGACGTTCGCGCCAACAGTCTTGACGATGTCCCAAAGCGAACTCACTTTGACTTTCCCCGCGACTCGCCCCAGCTGTAATGGTTGCCATCCTTGTTGCGGAAGCGTCCACCCCAAGTGCCGCCAAGCTGCTCCCATTTTTCACCGATAGGTTGATGAGCTTTGGTGGTAGTCTGGTACTTGTCGTCGATGAATAGGTTCAAGTCAATCGCTAGTCTCTGGTAATGATAGCTACCGTCGATATGTCCAGTTTTTGCCCACGCGTCACCAAGGCTGAACTCGTAACCTTGCTTGTGAGCCCATACCAACAACTTCGTCAGGGCTGCTGTAAAATCTCTTTGCTTGCGACTTAGTTTCATTGATTACTAACCTCCAACCTTTTTAGTCGTTCTTCTAATACGGCCTTCCGTATTAACTCGTCGTTAGTCACCGAACCGTTGTCGATGTGCCTCTGAATCTGTGCTAGTTCATCCTCAATGTTAAACTGAAGCTCTACGTTTTGCGCGGCAATAGTGACATACCTATCATCAAGTAGACCATACACAGGGTTACCCGCCACAGATATATACCCGCCGCTCCCTAAAACTAATGCTAAAAGTGTTCCTATTGTCACCTTTTTACCAGTTATTTTTTCCAGCTCAACATCGGGCATTTCTTTCCTTTTTCATTGCACTTCTCCACAAGACTAGGCTACCTGAATAGCAACCAAAGTAGGTATGTTTCTGGGCCGAGCTTCTGAACCACCATCGTTATTTATACTCAAATTTGTCTTAGCACCCTGCGTATTCGTAACGCTTGAAACACTACGCTGGTCAGGTGACCCACCGTTATCAGTGTACCCGCCTATCCACTGAGCTGCTGTAAATGGGTGAGTGTGATCGGATTCAGTAGTGCCATGGCTGTGAGCTTTATTAATGCCATCTTGCCAATCGAGTGAATTATTACTTCTGTTCGGATCGCGGCTACCCGAACCGCCAGCACCATTATTTACGCCCCTCCGGAATTCCCCTCTGAGGTCCACCATTCTGAAATCGGTGATACCATCGCCAGATGAGTAATAACCTACACCATTGGCACCACCGTTAGCTGCTGCTAACCACGTAGCATCAGTTATTAGCCCAGCGTTTGCCTGTAGGTAATCCCAGAAAGTAGGGTAATCCGCTCTGAGCAAAGTTTGTCCTGCGGCTGCAACAAGACCAAGCCCCGCTGGTACTGATATTAAGCCGGGGAGTTCAACGACTGACCCCAATGCTGAACCACTAGCCTCAGCCTCCCAAGGTTGCCACAAGCCGCCTGTAAGGACACGAGTGAACTTGGACTTGGCATCGTCATTGGTCAAGGCTGTTAGCGTTTGCTTACCTCTCGTGGCAGCGCTCCACATGGTGGTCTCTAAGAACCCAATACCAGAAAACGTAGCTGGTGCTCCGACAATGGTTGCATCGTTCACAGTATACAAACTGTTCACCAGAATAAGGTCAATATCACCAATGTATTCATCATGCAGACCTTCAACAGAATAGCCCAACAACCGCTTTTCAAATGAGTCAGCTGTTGTTGTCCAGTCAGGAGCATTGAACGGGCCGGGACCATTTGCAACGAGACACTGATACAGTACATTATCAAATGGATTAACAACTACATCGTTGAGGAAGTACTCTGTCAGCGCGGAGAAATACCGAACACCAATAAGGTCTATCGGCTCCTGATTTGCATCGATGACACCTAGCTGCCCGTCTGCGAAGTTTGTATATAGCTCGCCGGGGCTCCTAACACCCGAAGTCGGTCGAGCTAAAGGTGCTGAACTCCGCAGAATTTTCTGTCGAACTGTCATGCTTGTTTCTCCGTGCGGTATCTACCGCTAATTAAGCTGGCCCTATCAGAGTGCCATTCCAGTATAACGCACCCCCAATGTTATATAGCTTGTCTGTTAAGCCACCTACCGGGTTACCAGTAGCACCGTTATTAGCTATAAGCACAGCACCCGTTCTGGTTCCGTAGTTGCAAGTACCGGGCCTCAACTCTATATCCCCACCATAGTAACCGCTTGGTGAGTCACCGGCAGTTAGGATTACCTTACCACCGTAGTACGCGCCATCACCGGCAGCTATGTTTATCTGGGGAGGGTTGTAGGTTGAGGTGGGGCCAGACAGTATGTTTATATCACCACCATAATAATTAGTCGTCTGGGAAATTATATTGATCGCCGCACCCGGGACCGAAATAATTTGCTGGCCATTGACATCCAATGGGCCACCAAGCTGTGGTGTCAAGTCCTCAACAACAGCGCTGATGCCACCACCACCACCACCACCATCTTCCCAACTCAAAATACCAGTACCATCGTTAGTGAGTACTTGTACTCCTGTTGAGTTCGTTGGGGGAAGCGTTAGGATGTAGGATTCACCACCGTCCATTTGCGCGGAAGCACGGATACCTACCTTTTCAGAACCATTTGCCCTAGCTTCAGTGAACTCAAAAATAGGGGCTGTGGGCATACCATTCGGTCCACGTAGCTCGACCGTGCCGGGGTTTGATCCATTAGTGGTGTCGTCACCGACCTGCAATAAAATATCACCACCAACTTGCGTACCATCACCAGCGTATATTCTTACATCACCACCGTCTTCAACAGCAGGATATCCAGCGTACTGACCCGGCCCAGCTTCAAGCCTTACATTTCCACCGTAGCTATTAGCGGGGTTACCTGTGCTGGCGTATGAGGCACCGCCACGAATGATTACTTGTCCACCAAAAGCATCGCCACCTTGGTAGTCAGTGTTACCGCCGCGAATGAGCATGTCTTGACCAGATGCACCAAAACTTGTCCCTACCGCTATCTCTAGTGTGCCAGCGTAGCCACCATTACCACCGCCTAACGCGTCACTGTCACCACTTTTGATGAGTATTTCGCCGCCACTAGCGCCACCATCACCAGCGAGAATCGATATGCCACCGCGATCACCTTGACCAGAAGCACCGCCAGCTTTAATGGCTACAGAACCACCATCCCAATTAGTCGTATTTACATTGCTTGGGCGCGGCTCTAAAGCGAAGAACTGACCACTGCCAGTCGTACTGGCTTGAAACAAATTAGTTCGTGGTTCAGTCACCACAAAAGTGCCACCAGAAGTAGTAACAGTAAACTCTGTTACTGAACCGCCTGATACGGCATCGACCGTTACTGTAGACCCATCTGTGAGGGTGATTACATCACCAACAACGTATGAGGAACCATCATTAAAATTAAAAACGTAATCTGTTTCGTCTTGTCCTGCTATCAAGGAATTGGTGTTACCTTGAGCATCGCCAACGACAATATTTATGCCGCCTGTTGACCCCGCAGGGCTATCAGCGAAAGTGACTAAGTTGATGTCATTACCAATACCGGGCACTGCTGATATAAGCTGCCCATTAACATCCAATGCACCGCCAAGCTGTGGTGTTAAGTCGTCAACAACAGCGGCTAAACCGCCACCACCACCGCCGCCAAAATAAGGCAGTAGGGACCACAAGCTAACACCATCACCGATTTTCTCTTTACCAGTGTCGCGCTCCCAACCTTTTTCACCATCCGCTAGTATCGGGTTCGCTAACGTCCAGTTTGCGGCTGTGTCTCGTCTTGTCTGTATGATGTCAGCCATTAAGCTGATCCTCCGTCCTGATTCATCGTTAAGCCGGTATATGCGCCAATGTACCTGTAGCATCTAACCAAATACCGCCATCAGTATCATCTAACGCCCAAACTGGTGCAGTAGTTGTCGTGTTCCACACCATCAACCCAGCTACCTTATTCGCATTAGTATTAACTGCATTGGTGATATCAGTTAGCTCAGCTGTGGTAGCCGTTAATGGTGCGCTAGCAGTGATGGCTGAGGTGTACAAGAATGTTGTCGATATCTTATTTCCGTTGCCTATTGGGTCGCCACCATTCAACAATGTTGCTGGGACTCGGAACCATGAACCCTCGTCAGTTACCGCGCCTGATACTTCCCAGACAGCAAAATCTGCGGCATCAGTGGGGTCCTGAATATAAATTTGGTTGCCAGAAGCTAGTCCGTTCAGAAAATTTAGCGCATCGAACCCATCATCAGTAGTCTGTGAAATAAACAGCTCAGTGACTGATGCTAAGACCGCATTATTAAACCGTATCTTACCCGCGCCGGGGGCGATTGCTGTGCTGGTCTCAAACTTATATTGACCAGTAATTGACCCGCCACTTTGCCCATTGAGTGCGACTCCGTCCCAATACAGATTGCCACCAGCGTTATACATTTTGTTAGTAGTGACAAGTGGGGCTTCAACTTGGTCAGGTATCAGAATACCGCCTTTTGATGATCCCGGCTGTGCACCACCGGGCTCTAACAAAATGTCACCACCATCACCAGAAACTGAGCCACCGTCACCAGCTCTGAAAGATATCCTGCCACCCACCCCTATTGTTCCAAGTGGGCTACCGCCATACAAAGCAATATTACCACCGTTAAACGCTCCAGTAGTATTACCACCGACGAGGTTGACACCACCGCCACTGTAAACTGAATCGCCGCCCATGATATCAACACGACCACCATAAGCGCCGGGAGTTGATGAAGCGCCAGCATTGATACTTACGGTTTGTCCTACGGGACCATCAGCACCAGTAATAGCGTAACCACCAGTTACCAAATTTTCAGTCATTGGGTTGTTTACGCCACCGCCACCGCCACCGGGAACAGCCCAGACCAGATTTCTTGATCCACCAGAGAAAGTATCCGTGGTCAAGACTTCGCCGGGGCCGGTAGGTGCATCCGCTGGGAGTGTAATCAGATACTCCGTATTCACAGCGTCTGGAGCTCTTATACCAACGAAATTATCTTTAATTCGTTCGCTATTGAGGCCCAATGTAGTGTTGCTTTGCAGCCCCTCAAATGCCAGAACTGTGGTCATTTCCTGACCGCCGTAAGTGCCAAGCCCTCCAACATAAACATTGGATCGTATGACTACCATACCGTCAGGATTTTGGTCACCGTAGGCACCGCCCGGCTCAAGCCAAACGTCACCGGGAAAATCAAATGCTTCGCCACCTTTGAGATGAACTCGCCCACCATTAGACCTACCAGATGCGGAATAGGAGTCGCCACCGCGTAGAATAATACGTCCACCCCAAGCCTCCGCTGCTTCGGGTACATTACCGCCAGTTAAAACAACCTCGCCACCGTATCCAGTTACGGTCGAACCGACTGAATCAGGCATAGCACCACCAGTCAGCCTAATACCACCAGCTCTACCTGCTTCCCCGGCACTAGCTAAATGATCACCACCTACTAGGTTAATCCCACTAGCTTGTGTCTCGTCATTGTTATAATTTGTGGAGCCAGCGAGGATATTGATGTCGTTGGTGTTTTCGCTATCACTTACAGAAAATATCGCAGACCCATTGATGTCAAGATTGCCACCCAGCTGTGGTGTTAAGTCGTCAACAACAGCGTCGATGCCGCCAGCACCGCTGGAAAAATAGGGCAGTAATGTCCACAAGCTGAGACCATCACCTATTTTCTGTAATCCAGTATCTTTTTCATACCCTTGCTCACCATCTGCGAGTATCGGGTTGACCGATGTCCAGTTTGCGGCTGTGTCTCGTCTAAGTTGTATAATGGAAGGCATTACGCTGATCCTCCGTCAATCTGCTGAGGGTCAAGGTAAACACTTGAAGCGCTACCACCGTCAATATTTGAGCCTTGCCGAAATTCATCCAAAGCGCCTTTGTTAATTCGGTTTTCTACCCGGGAACCAGCATCAAAAGCTTTCGGCGTAGAACCATCCTGCCCACGCACTACGGTTAAGGTGTTACCAGCAGCGCCCGTTACCTTGACCACTTCAAATTTTGTTACATCCAAATCTTCAACAACCAGAAAGTAAAATTCGTCTGGTGAATTTATCGTTGGGAATGTCGATGCGTCGAGAACCACAATACCCAGAGCTCCTGCTGTTAGCGGCAGCGCTAGAAAACTTTGCCCTTGGTTAGCGAACTGAATTGGATGGCCCATTAGTAAGTCCCTGCGTCTACAAATTCACTGAAAAATCCCGCCGTGGCCCTGAGTTCAATTCTTGAACCCTTTTCATAAGCCTGTGCAATCGTGCCTTCTTCCCCACGCGTACAGGTTAGAATATCCCCGATACGCTCTACCATGTGCACGATCTCCTTTATTCCGGAAATATCTTCAATCACTAATATACAGTACTCAGCACCAACTATGGGTGTAGGGAAAAACTGGCCTTCCCCAACATCCAACTCGATACTAGTGTCACTACCCAAGATATCAAATAGCAAGGTCCCAGAAGCAAAATTGTTGAATAGAACTTCCATTATATTTCCTCGCAGATAAAAATGATTTCATCTTGCCATGTTTGGCCTTCAGTTGTTGTCACCGTGATATCAGCTTGGTAGTCATTAGCATCGAGACCACCTTGGGTCGTCAATACAATTTTCTTCGCATCGATAGTCAGTTCACCTGTCACGTCAAAAGCAGGTACTGTCACGACATCAATAGCAATGCTGGAAATTGCTAATAACATATTTGGGTCTGGCAACCGTAACGAATAATCAACAGTAAACTTCCGCACTTCGGCTGGTTGGACTCTGAATCTATCTAGCAGCATTGTCGCGGCTCCTTGCTACATTTTTGGAATCCGGGAAGTACGACAGTTGAGCAGTCGTAAAACCCGGGAACGCAAGTATAATTGTCGTGCGCTGGAACGAGGATGCACTCCCCGATTTCAGTGGCTCCAGTCGGAGCCAAATCACATTCACCTGCTGCAATTGGCGAGCACCCTGCAATTGGTTTCGACGCAATACTCATGGTTTATATGAACCCCTCACCAACACGCTGCCGTGCAAAATCAGGAAATGACCATGCAGCTTGTGGAGAAAACTTAGCAGAGGTTATTGCTCTACACCGCTTAATATGATTGCGGAAGGATCGCCCATGTATGATTGCTTGCTGCTGGTTGGTCCATGGCTTGGATATCATCGACATACACCGTGCACAGGTCCCATCGATAACAGCGTCCCGCCAGTGCGTTCTAAAGAGGTCAGGGAGCTTACAGGTTGATTCAGTAGGGATAACCGATAGATCAAATAAATACCGCTTAGACCAATCCCTGTTCGGGGTAGGCGATAACTCGACCGTTCCCGGCCCCACCATAAGGAAGGCACGCGGCTCTATAGCAAACTGGTCATATAGAGGATACTCAGGCGCTGGGTATAATATTTTTCGGACATTTGAGTTGCCCTGAAAAGTACAGCGGTGAACATACCCAACGCGAGCACCTTGAAACAAGGGGTCTAAATAAATGGTCGGGTTGTTCGCCTTGCTGCTCATAGGTCCAAACAGCTCTGTCCATGCACGGCCATCCTCGCAAAGCTGGCGCACTGCTGCAAATATTTCCTGCATAGCCAGTTCATCAGTTATGCCGGGGAGGCGGGTCATAATCTCAGGGAGGAAGTCTTCTAGCTTGGTGCTCATTAGCCGATACTCCCGGGTTGTGTGTTGTTGTTACCAAACGCCCTCAGCAGCAAAGCCGCACGTGAGTCAACTGTGTACTCATCGTCTTTGAGCTCAGCATAACCAGACACAAAATAAATCAGGCTTTGGTAAAACGTGGGGTTTATCGGGATGACCATTGCTAGGTCTAGCGGGGTATCCGCGTATTGGGGAAGTTCTACACCAACACCTAAGTAAGAAAGCCACGCGTCTGGGCGTAGCCTTTTCAATTCATAAAGACCGCTATTGAGCGCGGTCAGCAATTCATGGTCAGAGTTCCGGTAAGGGACTACCGTATCTTGCAGAATATACCGAGCATCACTCAGTATTTTTTCAACCGTCTTCGCCATCCGTTTCAATCCCCGCAAGCAGCTCGTCGAGTTCTTCAGCAGAATCTGCGACCAGTGGTGTCGTTGGGGCTTTGGCAGCTTTTTTCTTCACAGCTTTTTTAGCTGGAGCGGCAGGGGTACTGTCAGGCTTGGATTCTGGCTTATCCAAATCCAGCATGACTTCTTCAACCTTCGGGTTTTTTGCCATAGCAGCGTTCCACCCAAAAATTGCACCTGTCGTCTTATGCCGTAGCACTTTTCGTTTAGCCATTATCTCTCTCGTAAAAAAAGAGGTGGGACCATAATAGCCCCACCCCTAGATTACTTCAACTACTTAGCCTTTGGTAGCGACAAGAGCGACGATGGCAGTACCATCAGTGACCTTGTAACCATATACCTGCAGACCACGCATGATAGTACCAAACGTGCGTTCTGCACGAATAGTTTCCATCTTGGTCAGCTGGCTGGCAAACGTCAGACCATGACTGTGACCGGCGAAAATCGTGGTTTCGACACCAGATACCGGCAACAGGTTAGACGCATAAAGCGTGAAGCGGTCAATCATGCCAAGACGACCGTTGCGAAGCATGGTCATACCGTCACCAGTAAGAGATGCGTCACGCAGTTCACTTGACTTGATCATCGTAGCGGCCCATGCCGGGAGAATCAACCAACGTCCCTGTTCGGGGATGTTAGCCTCATCGAGGACTTGGCCCATGCGAAGTAAGACATCAACAATGTCAAAAGTCGCAAGATTGTCGCCACCTTTCGGAACAACGACAACCGGCGCACCGGCAATGCCGAGTACGAGGTTGGCAGAAATCCGACCAGCAGTCAGACCTTGGTTACCGGAGTTACCAGCGGTGCCATTCGGGTAGTTGATGATAACGTCAGCTGCGATGTTGCCCAGCACGTCAGTATCAATTGCGATCTTCATCTGCTCGGAAGCATCGTCAGACCACATACCCAGAAGATTCAGGTCAGCCTGAGTCTCCATAACGTCATCGACGATAGCGGCAAAGTACTTACCTTTGTCGATCAGCAGGTCAACGAGGTTTGAGCTGGGGCGCTCAACGTCGATGTCTTGATCGGCTTCATAATCGTTAATGGTCAGAGTTGGCTTGGTGCGGATATGGACGGTATCGCCCTGATTCGCAATCTCACCAGCGTAATCGGTATTCGCGATAGCAGCGAGGACCGTGGCATCGTAGAACTTCTCGATGAGCTTTCCAGACCATAGGGCCGGGATAAAAATTCCCGAATACGCGGGGGCGGCTACTTGGCCAGTTCCACCGGGATAAGGGGTTGCGCTTACTGGATACATAACAATATCTCCTAGTTAATTTTACTGCCCGACCAAGATTCTGCCTTGGTTCATGGCATTCTGGATTTCACGTTCAGTCGCATCGTATTCCTCTTTGCGACCTTTGAAGCTACCCTTTCGGGCATCCTCGTAGAAAGAACCAATTTCTGATTCTCTCCATAAACGACCAGTCTCGTTGATATTGTCAGCCCCACCACCAGAACCTGATCCCGGTGATGCTAGCGAAGCCAAGTCCACCATAGGGGTAGGTTTTGGAACCTCCACCTGAGGTGTGTCTGTCTCTGCTGCGGGTTGTAAAGCTGCGTTCTCACTCAAAAAGCCTTTAAAAAATTGAACGACCCTTGCGGTGTCATTCGCCCCAAATGCTCTTGTTAGCATCTGGCCTCGCGGTAATCCCGCGTACACGTCTTCTTGGTCAAGCCACAAAAGAAAGTCAGGATGAGTGTTAACCTGCTTCCAGTTCGGGACTTTATCAGCTAGACCTGCATATAATTTCTCCTTATCCGTTTTCGCTTGAGTCTGACCGACATGGCCTACTGTGGCCTTCAGGTCAGCGTTCTCATTGCGTAAGGCGGTTAATTCACCCTGTACCGCTTCAACTGCGGCACGCTTCATAACGTCGATTAATTCTGGACCATAGTCCTTAATCTCGTCTTCTGTCAAGGTGCTTGCTGCTGCGGCCTCAACAGTAGATTCGGGCGCGGCGTTTTCTCGCGCTGTCTGCAAACCTGCGAGTAAACCTTCTAGCTGGCCTACTCGTCCTGAGAGGTCAACAACATTCTGCTTCTCTCGGTTATACATCCCTTGCAGGGTTTTGTACTTATGCTCCCAATTGTCAGCCTCGGGTATTTCCGTCGGCTCAACTGGTTCTGCGGGGTCAGCAACAAGCACCTCATCAGTTTCGGGCTGGTCAGCCTCGAAGGACAAATTCTTGTCCGGTGCTGTGGCAGGTTCATCGACTGGTGCTGTCTCGTCACCAACAACTTGCAGTTCTGGTGTTTCTTGACCTGCTTCGATTTCTGCCGCTATGCGGTCAGCTTCGTCGATTTGATCCTGAACCTGCTTTGGTAATGCCTTACCCATGTTTCTGTCCTGACGCGCCTTTCACTATATCACCAGCTTTACCGAGTCCGCGTAATACTTCGGTAGCGCCGCGTGCGATGCCTCTATTTATATCGGACGCTTCTTTTGGTCCGTACAAAGTAAATTCAATCGCTTCTGCGCGGTAGATATTGATGGCTTCGAGGATATCAAGAAAATCCTGATTCCCCCGAAGGCGCAACGCTGCCTCCGCTTGCTTGACCGTAAGCTTCAAAGCTTATGGCCGACGACTACGATATCTTGTAATCGGATAACTTAAATCCATCGAGTCTGGTTGGCGTGATCTAGCCGAAGTATTACCCTTTGAGTAATCATTCATGCGGGTTCTATCCGCATCGCCAATCAGATTTTGGTTGTCGTAAAACCCCGTGTCTCGTTGGTCTGACAACTTCATGCCATTAATGACTTTAGCACCCGGGGCTTTGCCTGTTTTACCTGCTTTTTCAAACTGATACATGCCAGTCTCCTTAGCGAGGAAGGCCCTGAAGCGCGGGGAACATACCACTGTAGCCCTTATGCTTGGGGTAGGTTTTCGCAGCCGGGGAACCACCACCACAAGTCTGTAAGTTGCAGACTACCTTGTTGTGGTCGTCTTCCTTGGTGGGCTTCTTGTCAGGGTAGGAATCCCCGAAGCCATCTTTCCAGCCAGACTTTTTACCGGCTTTACCGGCGCTGGGCTTTTTCGGGTAAGTTTCGTATGCCATGGTCGTGGCCCTCTTAGCGGCTTTCGCCAGCAGACTGCGAGCGACCCAGAAAAGGACGGGCACCCTTCTTGTTCATGTTGGCACCAGACCCATAAGCGTTCGACACGCCCTGCGTCATATAGTTACCGTTGGTGTTCGAACCAGCGCGGGGGTTGAACGGGCCAGCACCGAGATCAGCAGACGGGCCAGACACAGAAACTTTCCGCGTGGTCTCGCCTTTCGACAGATTGAGAGGCGTGCCAGTAATACTGACGATGGCAGGATTGATGCGGTTAGCTTCTTTCATTTTGGATTTCTCCGTTGATTAGGTTTGTGCCTATTAGGCGATAGTACCCAGCAACGCAAACAAATGCAAACTGTTGCTGAGTACGTGACATCACTAGGTTTTTCGCTCGAACCACATATTCGTAGTAATGACATTCAAGGTGCCCATTTCCCCGTTATCTTCACGCGCCATCTGCCACACAAAATTGAATGGGCCAGTCACCGCGTGTACATACGGGAAATTATACGCAAGGGTTATAGCATCATCCCTATCTTTGGGTTCCCGAGAGAAGTCCAGCCATGTGGCACCACCGTCATCGCTGAACCTTCCTAGCGCCGATTCTTTATCCTCGTTCAGATTGAACAAAGCACTGATCGATACTATGTACGTCCCAGCTGGAGAGACATCCTGCATTCGCATTTCAACTTGGTCAGGGGCCGGTGCTCCTACAACAGCAGGATAAGTAGTGGCAACATCAACCCACCCGGGATTAGTAATATTGGTTTTCTTGAGGAAATTGAACAGCATTACACTTGCTATGTTCGACTCACTCAGAGCCTGACTGTTATCAAACTTGATGTTAGGAATAACACCAAGACCTAAAAGCGAAACCAGAGTGCTTTCATCAACAACAGGATGAACACCTTGGCGAAACGCTGGTATCGAACCATCATCCATAAGTACTGGTAACGTACCTTCGTCAACAACTTTGTTGGGGCCTACATTTATTAGCGCTATGTCTCCACTCGCTAAGATTACCGCTAATTCAGTCATTACTATTTTCCTCTATGTGTGATCGTAGGTGACGACGACACCACCAAAGGTGACGGTGATACCTAAATGAGTAACCGGGGTTGGGCGGTTATACGGCTTACCATCCCAACCTGACGAGTCAACACCATTGCGTGCGCGTTGGCGTTCTTGTGATCTGCGAGCCATTAGTTCGCTTCTTTCTTTGGCTTTTTGGCTGGAACGCCATCGACAGCATCCTGCACTTGTTTGTCAATTTGCTTACCGCGAAGGCCAGCACCGATACCAACATAATCCTTGATCGCGTCCACGCCTTGGTCCCAATAGCTTTTGTCTTCTTTGACCTCGCCGCCCTCGGACATTTTCAGCTTGCGGCCTTTGCCTTTATTAGGGTAAGGCATTTTTTTGACTGATGGCTTGCCCTTTTTCTTGGGACCGCCAACACGTTTGTTTCCGGTATACGGATTAAAGTTGGTCATACTGCTTGCCCTCCCGGGCCTCGTTGTGCACCTTTCATGCCTTCGTCAACCGCGCCAGCTTCACCGGACCCGGGCTTTTCTTCTTGAGTCCCGGGCGGTGGCTGCTGAGCGGCCATACCGGCCATAGCATCTGCGTCTGGTACAATGTTAGCGTAATCCAATCCAATCCTATCAGCAGTCTCACGCAGCAGCTCTGCACGACCTTCCATACCCACAATCTGAGAGTCCATGGGATTTGCCGTAAGTTGAAGAAATTCAAGTATCCGGGCTCGTTCAGTCTCACGTTTATTCGCGAATGTAACACCACGGACTCTAATATTTTCATCACCCTGCAGTCTGCCTGAATCATCTGTCAGTAACACCGTATCATAAAGTCGTTGTAGCAATGGGGTAAATATATCAGCATCGATATTCGCTGCAACCGACTGCATGACTTTACCTGCGTTTTCCATCAGCATACTTAATCCTGACGCTGTACGACCAGCAGGACCTTGCCCTCCTGCTGAGCCGGTCATATAACGAGGTATTGCTGATATCTCGTCAGCAAGAATACTCATTTGCCCGTAGACATTAAGCAGTTCAGCTGAACGTGAATCAGGTTGGAAAAAAGTAATTGCTGGCTCTGATGAACCCATAGGATCGGTCAGTGTGTGCCAACGCTTCCACGGGTATAGATCATCCGTGTTTGTGTTTGGTGACACGCGGTCGTCGTTAATCACGACCTGCGGTCCTGACGCGATACTCAAGTTATTCACCAGAGCCCGCAATGAAGCATTCGCGACATCCTGTACGTCCGACATAATTTCGGGCACACCGTTACCAACTATAGCACCGGGGATTTTCTCGAATGATGACTTGTAGTAGGGATGGCGTTTGCGCGGGTTAGGGTCGATCTGAACCTTGATGATGTGATAACCGACCAGCCATGCTGTGCAGAAATAGTCTTTGTCCGGGTCAGGGATTTCTTCTTTGTTGTATCCATAGTCCAGCAGCATCTTGCCTTGAATATTTCCGTGCCACTCCAGAGTGTCTATTTCGTCTGAATGATTGATGTGTGGATCTTGACGCAATTCCAAATGGGCTTTTTCGGTATCGGTATAGTCGAGCCAATCAGAAAGGCCACCTTGCCCGTATTCATCCAATGCCATTCGGATGGCATCGTCGTCATATCCCGGGACACCCAAGAGATTATTAAGGTCTGAACGCTGGAGTCTAAGGTGCTCAATAATTGGGGAATTCTCGAAGTAATCAACTTGGCTGCTCCAGTAAATGTCGAATGGGGATGGAGCGGTCCAGTACATTTTTGGAATGTCTTTTACAACTGCTGCGCCGTTTTCCCATCTGACATCGGTAGCCATACGCACAACTGGTCCCTTCATAAATGCAAACGGGAATATCGCTATGTTGTGTAGGAACTCGGTCAGCTTGTCGTAGAAGTGACCTTCCACCAGCATGTCGTCAAGATATCGCGTAGCTTGATCAGCGTCTTTCTTCGCTTCCTTCAGTGCCGCTTTTCGCGCACTGCCTGTGAGTTGCTTTATTCGATCAGTAACCGTGTTGTGATCGACTGGTTCACCAGCATCTTGAAGTTTTTGAACCTCTGATGTTACGAGCTCCAGAACAGACTTGGTAACGTCTTCTGGTAGTACGGGGTCAGGAGTAGGTTCGATGAACCATGGCCGGTCACCGGCAAGATAAATATCTCGAAGCATCGAAGTAGCGCCACGGCACTTTACTTGGGTGAGCTTGGCATAAACCTCACTGCCCCCGAACTGCGTGATAGATGCTTTCTTTTGCGGGGTGTACTCACCTCGGTATGCCCTAAGAGATTCCACAAGTCGATCTGATATACCACGTGTCTCGCGGTCAGACCTGAACTGGTAAAACATGGTCCTAATATGTCCTGCAATGCCTTGCTTCTTGTATTCATCAGCTTGCTGCGCTTCCGCGCGTATCGCTTCCTGCTCGGCCATTTCAGCGTTTTGCATCTCACCATTGGAGATGACACGCAACATACCGTGCGTCCCTGCGGTATCTTTTACCGGAGAGGGTATGCCGACAGTGTTACGATCTTGAGGGGGCCGCGCTGGATTACCGCCGCCTAGCGACAGATTTCGGACATCCGCTTGTGTTGTGATGCCTGAAGGCATAGACAAATCCTAAGGTAGGTTTGCTAAAGAATAAGTTGATGCTGAGTGCTTGTCAACACTAAGTCCATGCCGCTGTGGGTGGTGGTGGTGCTACGGTGATCACAGGAGTCATCGCTCGCGCCAGCACATTCGACGCTGCTGATAAACAAAGGTATTGCAGCCCATCTGCCAAATCGGACTCTGGGTGACCTTTGTCAGGCTTTTCAGCAAGCACGCCCTTCTTGTCGCGAGGGTAGCGATAGTCTCTTTGTAGTGCCAAGAGTAGATCATTGTTTAACCGCCTATCAATTAACAGACCACCTCCCCCATCGATCTGCAGCCCCAAGTATCGCTCAACTGCTCTGAGCCTTGGAGTAATATCGTTGGTAGGGGCCAATATAACAGAAAAGCCTAATCGTTCAACGGCCATCTTCACAGATTCCTCACCTATCTGTGATCGCTGCCTCCCTGCTGGGTCCATAGAGATAAAGAACTTTCCTCCTTGGAAATTCTCCAACAGAAACGGACGGGCCGTGGTCGCGATAAATTTTTCGATGCCCATGTTTTCTGCCCATACTGAACCCAGAACAAGGAGCCGCCCACGCGCGTCAATCTGCCCCGCAACGAGCGCAGGGTTCCTGCCTGTATCGCACCCCAAGACGATTGGCCTCCCGTAATCTGCAAACAGGCGTTCACGAATATGGAACTCGGGGTTGAACGACTTTGCAAAGACCGCTTGGCCTGATAGTGACGGGGTAATTTTATTGTGGATGTATTGTTCACACCAAGCCGGTGAGTTCGCTTCCAGCAAGTCCTCATAGTACCTCGGTGGTAGGTTTTCTCTATTCTCCGCGCCTTCTTCAAACGCCCCCGGCTGTACGAAATAATCCACATTGTTCGGTCTCTCCACTTCCAAAAAGTCATAGTAATCGCTATCCTCGGAAAATGAGTTCGTTTCCCCGAAAAGGCCATACCAATAATCTTTCACGTTCGCACGCGAAGGATAGCGACCACATCGCGAAAAAACGGCCTGTAATATCTCTAAAGGGATTTCGCGGAACTCCGATACCCAAGCAAACGTCAGCTCGAGAGACAATAATCTTTGTTGGTTTTCCGGTGTGTCCAGAGGTAGCATTAAAACTTCGCACGATACTGGAATGCCATCAGCAGGAGTGAAAGCAATAAACAATGTCGCTTCCGAAACTTTCCACACTGAAATTGGCCGTATCCATTCCTGCATGGTTACCAGACAAGTTGACTTCAGTTGTTGTAAAGTATTCCGCACTACGACACAGCGTGATCGCCTCACCCCATCCTGACTTGGGGGAGTCTCGGATGCTCTACGCACCACTTCGATGGCACCGAGTGCCACGGACTTCCCTGACCCTACTGGACCTCGAACCAGACGAAACGGCGCGTCAGACGCGTGGAACTCCGCGAGTGTCGGAGTAGCGTTGTAGACCCGGGCTATGTCTTGAGACACTAGAGCTGCACTCTCAGTGGTCCAGTAGCTACTTCTTTTGGTCTCCAGAACTCAGCATTATCAAATTTGCGGTACACGTGCTCTCCGATTAATGTAGACCCATATTGTGGTGGAGCCTCTACCTTACTACGGATAACATGTAGCCCCGGTATGCCATGCAAGTCATCATTCTCATGGGTTACCTGCTCAACACGATTAAAATTATGGGTGTAATACTTCAATCCTAAAAAGCTGTACATAGCTTGCAAAGTTTGTTTCGGGTTAGACACCAAAGATTCAAACTCAATGAAGTGTAGTCGGTCTGCATACCCACGAGAAATGGCATCACGAATCACATTAAATGCCGACCCTACTGGCTGGTCATTTCGCATCCATATATCCGCTCGCCCCTCTACCGTTTGCCACTCGTTAAAGTGATTTTTTTCTTGGGGGAATTGCCAGTCGTGAGCATTCCTCCTATAGAGTCCTTCAAACGAAGATAGGATGTCAGTGATCTTCCTAACTGGCACAATTATTTTAGCTGGCTGGTCAAGGATCACATCCGCTAATGCAATGTGGGCTGGCCATCCTCGAGACTTATCAAACACAATTGGCCTATCAATGACACTCACATAATTATGCAGCATACCATTAAGCACCGCAGCCTTACCTGCTTTATTGGGTGATGCTTTGAAAGTAACTAAATTTTCCCACTGGTTGCGTATTGCTAAAATAACATCAAGAATCCCTGAGGTAGAAGTAGCATGAAAATCTGGATTTTGATTAAGTATGTTGCAGAGAAGTGTGGAGCCAGAGCGGGGTAGCCCCGCGATAAAATGTATTTGTTTCGTCATTAACGTATCCGTAGTAATTCGTCTAGTTCGTCGATCTTGGTTGCCTGAGTAAAGTACGTGCCTAAACGCACATTGACAAAACATTCAC